GGATACAGACTTGAAATTAGCTTATGAAGCACTTGCGAAACAATCTCAAAGTGCGAGAAGTTACCAGAAATACTATTTGGGCGACCAACCTTTGATGTACACCCATGAGCGTTTGCGACAGGTGTTTGACCGCTCGACGGTGAACTTTGTGCAGAATTGGTGTGCGGTTGTAGTTGATACTACTTGTGACCGAATGGTACTCAAAGGTTGGGATAATCCAGACATCGCAACAAAGAAGTCATTGGAAGCAGTTTGGCGTGTGCAGAACATTCAGACCTTGTCAAGACAGGTGCATAAAGATGCGGTAGTAACCGGTAATGGTTATTTGATGCTTGACTATGTTGATGGCGAAGCTCGGGTATTTTATAACACGCCAAGCCAAGTAATTGCCATTTACGAGTCAGACGACCCGTTGGTCATGCGGATGGGGTGTAAAGTGTTTTATGAGTCAGCAGCAGACCTGAGCCACTTGAACTTGTATTATCCAGACAGGATTGAGAAGTATGAGCAAGCAGGGCGTAGCAATAGTGAGAACGGATTTACTTTATCCGAAGTTATCCCAAATGGCTTTGGCAGAGTACCCATTATTCACTTTCATTGTCAGAGCGATTTACCTAATGTAATACCCTTGCAAGACGCTATTAATAAGACATTTAGCGACATGATGGTTGTTGCTGAGTTCAATGCCTTCCCACAGCGTTGGATGATTACAAATGCTGATGTTTCCTCTCTTACCGCCAGTCCGCAGAGTATCATGCGAATTCCCAAAGGAGCGATGGACGAGGAAAACACATCGGTTGGAGAGTTTGGCGTTGCCGACCTTGCCATGTATCTTGATTCGATTGATAAGCTGACAAACACTATTGCAACTATCAGCC